GGCGTTTGTCCTTGTTCAGCAGGGATGTCGAATACTCTTTGAACGCCGAGTTGAATGCTTCTGCGTCCGGGGCTTTGAAAAAGACCAGATACCGGGGCGGCACCTCGGAGGTGTCCTTGCGGATGGCATAGTCGATGCCGTACTTTTTGGCATAGCGTTCCAGTCCACGGATGCCGGTCTTGCTGATCTCCACGCTGGACACGCCCCGGTTCTGCCGCAAAAGGGTGCGGACGCTCTGCTTGCCTTGGGCTGCTTTGGACTGGTACAGCCGAAACGCCGCCTTTACCGCCCGCAGGACTGTCCGGGCAGACAGCTTGGTGGTAGAGATCATAATGTTGAATGACTTCTGTTCGATTTCTTCCTGCACTGCCATCACCTCCCGTGCAGCAGGGTGATTTTAGCGGTCATGCTCTGACGTGGGCTTGGTGCGGGGCTTTTCCGTGGGAGGTTCATCGGGCACCGGCAGCACCAGCAGACGGTTGCCCAGTTTCAGAAAGGCTTCCGGCTGATGGAAAAGCTGCTCGTACTTCTGTGCCATCTCCGGGGTCAGGGATGCAAAATCCTCCTCGCCCAGTCCCACTACAAGAAAGTCTCCGGCAACGGCATCGTACATCTGCCCGTCCTCGTCCCGCAGGGCACGGTTCAGGGGCAATTCCATGAGTTTGCCGTCATCGTTATAAACGATGGCAACCGGGTCGGCAAAGGGATAGCTTGCGCCGATGGAGCCGCCCACAGCCTGCTGCAAAGCCTTCAGGTCGTTATCAATCTCGACCTGCTGCGGATGCTGTCCCGGTTCAATTTTCAGCACGGACAGGGTGTTTTCATTCTGTTCCATTATCATTCTCCTCAAAGATGATGCTCTCCTGCCCGGCATGGGCGGCGTTCAGCAAAGCCGCCGCAAAGAAGCCGAAAATGGCACCAGCTTCAAAAAAAGCGAAACCGATAAAAAAGTTCAGCATAGTACACCTCAGTCAATGCGGATGCAGGTCAGCTTCTGCCCATCTGCCATCAGGGTGGTGCTGTGACTTTCCAGATAGGTCTGAAAGCGGTAAATGTCCTCCACTGTCAGGGACACGATGGTACTGTGCCCATCGGTGCGGTAGAAGATGACCGGACCGGTCAGATACCGCTTGCCTGCCAACTTGAGGACCTGCGCCGGATTGTAGCTGATAAACAGCGGCGCACCCTTCACGGCAATCAGGGCATCCTCCTCATCGAAACAGGGCAGAATGGAAGGAGCGTCCTCCTCCATGATAATGGTCAGTTCCATGTCCGGGCCGATGGCAGCAAGGTAGATATTCTCGCTTGCCATTTCGGTCAAGCAGGATGCCGCCTGTTTCAGCATGGACAGGATGTTCACGTCCACCGTGATCTGCGGAGCGTGAGCTGCGGGGTGAAAAGGAATCGTATTGTTCATAGGCGTTACCTCCAAATTTTTGCAAACAAAAAAGACCCAATCGGGTCTTGCGTTACGGGTCAGCGTTCGTTGTGGCGCTGCTGCTTTTTCTGCCACGCATCCAGAAGCTGGATGATTTTTTCTTCCATTTGCCGAGGCGTATAGCTGCGTGGAAAGTATTTTCGCAGGATGTCGTTTTTGATAGTTACAGTGTCCTGCTCACTCTTCTTTTCCTGCCCCAAAATGTCAAACGCCTTTTCATAGGTGAACTCACCACACTGCGCCATCTTCTTTAGTTGCTGAGCCTGCGATACAGATGGGGCATTTTGGGTACCATCCATGGCTTCTAAAAATTCCCGCTGTTGGCTTTCGTCCAGATAGGACAGTTCCACAGCGGGATTGAAGGAGATCTTCTTTTCGTCTACCATGTCCAGCAGTTCCGGGATGAGGTTGGTCAGACGGATAAAGCGCCGTACCTGATTTCTACTGTCGCCAGCTTCCTGACCAACAATATCGGCAGCTTCCAACTTCCGCCCAACTTGGGCGGAAGTTAAATCTGACCTAGCACCTTGATTTTTTATCGCTTCCAGCTTCATTTTGTAGGCAAGAGCCCTCTCACTGGGCAGGATGTGTTCACGTTGGAGATTGCTGTCCACCATCAATATCACAGCAGCATCGTCCGACATCTGCCGCACGATAACCGGCAGAGTATCCAGCCCGGCAAGTTTAGCAGCATACTGACGGCGGTGCCCGGAGATGATCTCATAGCCGTCACCGTCCGGGCGGGGGCGGGCGATCAGCGGAGCCAGCACACCGTACTGAGCAATGCTCTCTACTGTCCGGGTCATAGCTTCATCGTCCAGCACCTTGAAGGGGTGGTTCTTGAAAGGGAACAGCTCTCCAATGGGGATCTGCTGCACCTGCTCCCGCTGCTGTTCCTGTCGGGATTCTTCCGTGGAGAAAATGTCATCTGCCCCTTTCAGCGACACGTTTAAGCTGTTTTTCGGCATCAGCCAGCACCTCCTTCGTCAGAGATTGGTAGGCTTCTGCCACCTTGCCTTTGGGGTCGTGCTGGAAAATGCTTTTGCCAACGGCACTGATCTCCGCAGCACGGACAGATCGGGGAATGGTCTGGTTAAACACTTTGATCTTGCTGCCGTAAGCACCTCGAATCAGGTTGTCGATCTGCTGTCCGTAGTTGGTGCGGCTGTCGGTCATAGTCAGCAGGATGCCCTCAATTTTCAATTTGGGGTTGATCTGCCGTCGGACCTTCTGCACGGTCTGCAAAAGCTGTTCCAGACCTTTCGCAGACAGGTACTGCGCCTGCACGGGAATCAGGGTGGTGTCCGCCGCTGCCAAGGCATTGACGGTCAGCATCCCAAGGGAAGGAGTGCAGTCCAGCAGAATGAAATCATATTCGTGCTTTGCTCCTTCCAGCACCTGCTTGAGCATCTTTTCCCGGTTCATGCAGTTGACGAGAGACACTTCCAGCCCTGCCAGTTCGATGTTCGCCGGAATCAGGTCAACGCCCTCCGCATGGTGCAGAACGCCTTCACCGGGCGGAATGCTCTGGTCGTTTATGGCTTTTGCCATCAGGGTGGAAAGGGTAGTGGGCAGTTCATCGGGCTGCTGCCAGCCCATGCTGATGGTCAAGCTGCCCTGCGGGTCAGCGTCCACCAACAGGACTTTCTTACCTTCCATCGCCAGCCCAATGCCAAGATTTTCACAGGTGGTGGTCTTGCCAGTGCCGCCTTTCTGGTTGACGATGGCTACCGTGGTTGCTTTCTTTGAAATTTTTATCACCTCCGCATCGCTAAGTCGTGGTTCGTTTTGTTCTGATAATAGAGGTTCATGGTGGTGGGCGCATTGTAGAGCATTGCCAGCAGATACTGCTTCATGTTCCGCACTGGGGCGGTGTTTTCTGCCAGAGAATCCAGCACAAAACGGATGTGGTCGGCGTTCAGCTTTTTCAGCCGACTGCGTACCACCTCGGCAGGCTTGTCATCTCCGGCAATCCGCAACATCTTGCGTTTGGTGGAACAGGTATCCACAAGCAGGTCTACGATCTGGTAGATGGTGTCCTCATCGTCCGGGCAGAGCCAGAGCAGAAGGTCTATCTCCAAAGACTGAGAAAAATATTCTTCCAGTTGGGTGCGTTTGCTCATCCCATCCGCTTCTTCAGAATAGAATGGATCAGTCTCACTCATTTCAGTATCATTCTCTTTAGTCTTATTACATCGTGATTTTGAAGGGTCTTGACTTGCGTTTTTGAAGCCTCCAGAATCGTGAAAATCACGATTCTGGAATATTGATTTTGACGATTCTGCCGAAAAGTTCTTCACATATACCAAACTTGGCTTTCCCAGACCTCTGCGTTTTCGTTCAATCAGACCAAACTTTTCGAGTTCCCGGAGCAGCTTGGTCGCTTTGTTGTCTGCGCAACACAACGCCCTCTTGACATCCTCTATCGAGAAGATAATGAACACCCGGTTCTGCTCGTCCAGCCAGCCGTTTTTCACGGACAGACTCATGCGGTCAAGCAGGATACCGTACAGGGTCTTGGCATCGGTTGACAGGCTCTGGAACCGTGGCTCCTGAAACAGAGCCTTTGGAATGCGGTAGAAGGAGAACAGCTCTCCGGCTTGTCCGTAGAAGTAGTCAAGGGTCATGTGGCTTTTTCAACGTTTTACTCCAGCTTGTGTTCAAAAAATCGACCGCCTTTCATTTGAAAATAAAAAGCGCACTCTTTTCTTATTGAAAAGTGGTGCGCTATGTAATATAATGGCTGTATAATTTAGCTATCCAAAAGATAGTCGATGAGATATTCTTTCGGAATCATGAAAGATCGTCCGACTTTCAGGCAGCGAATTCTATGTTGATGGATTCTTCTGATGATGGCAGTCTGGCTTTTGAAACCGAGTAAAGTTGTTGCTTCTTCGACAGACAGCACATCAGGATAGTTCACAAATAATTTTTTATAATACTCTTTTGCTTGATTTTGATTCATTATCCTTGACTTTCCTTTCGTTTTGTGCCTAAGCAGAGGAGCATTTTGCCCTGCATCCCTCCTGAACATCCCTCCAATTTCCATTTGGGCGGTCCAAACCGAAAAAACAGAGTAGGGGGAAAACGCATCGAAAAATCGTGGATATTCCAAATTATTGTTCGTTGAGGCGTGAATTTTGCCTTTGCACAGTGGGAACCAGATATCACTAGATATCACTGGATGACACCAGATGGAAGATGAGGACAAAAACTCAAAATCCCTTGTGCTAATAACACGTGTGGGTTCGACCCCCACCACCGGCATAGAAAAAGCCGACCGAGAGATATTCTCAGTCGGCTTTTCTTTTTAATTTTTCCTTTGTCCATCAGGAACGCCGGGAACTGAAATGC